GACTCAATATCGTTTAATGATACATTCATAAGGTTAGCATCAATACGTTCTGCGATACGTTCTTCTGCCATCTCCATAGTAATATAAAGAACGTTCTTATTCTGCATTAGGGCCCCACCTGCGACATGACACATAAAGAGAGATTTACCTACACCAGTCCCAGCCATACAGATATTTAATGTTTTATTCGGTAAGCCACCTTTCGTAATCTGATTAAAGTAATCAAGATCAAACGGTACGCGCTTCTCGACTCTATTATAGAAATCATACCGCAAAGAAGCAGCATCGATATAGTCATGACCAATATTCCTATCAAAGGAAACGGCAAGAGCATCAGATAGTATGTCAGGGATTGCATTTTTAGTTAACTCCTTACTCTGCCCATCGATGATTCCTATGGAGTCCATAATGGCAATATGAATAGCCCTATCTTGACACCACTTCTCTGTAGTGTCAAGTAACCATTTCTTATCAGTTTCAGTGTCTAATGGTTGAAATACAGACTCTAATATACCAGTAAACTCTCCAACATCTTTTATACCTTCAGAATTATCTTCAAGTTCAATAACAAATGCTTCTTTAGTGGGTAATGAGTTATATTTATTAACAAAGTCAGTTACAAGTTTAAATAAAGATTGATGAGAAGAATCAAAATATTCATTCTTTAAAAATGGAATAACCTGTCTTGTATACTCATCATTCTGTATTAAGTTCTTTAGTATCGTCGTTTGTATCATTTAGTAGACTATCCTCTAGTATATGTTTAAGTACGGATGATATATGATCTAAGAAATTCCTATCTGCTGAGATAGTATTAATATCCCCATCAGCTTCTAATATCGTATAAGAGAATTTAAGTACAGGATCTTTATTCTTAGACTCATGAATTTTAATCTTACCATATTGATAAAAGGTATCTTTAAAATCACCTGTCTTTAATCTAATAGTCCACTGCTCTTGATCATGTCCTTCTACAAAGGTATAATCATCATTTGTTATATTAATACCCATTATACACTATTCCTCATCTATTGTCAAGTCTATCTCAGAAATATTATCTGCATATCCTAACTTGTATGATTTCTTTACAAACTCTTTAAAGTCTGTATCTTTAAAAATGGATTCCCAGAGGTCCTTCTCTCTTGTCTGTTTCTCACGCATTTTAGAACCAATAAGCTCTCCTGTTGTTTTGTCTACTCTTTGGTACCACCCATTACTTGGTTTTACAATATCACCAGAAGCGAGAGCAATATCCAATAATCCAGAGTATTCTGAAATACCCCCATTAAATTCAACTTTAATAGGAATCTTTGACTTCTCTCTAAGAAATCTTGATTTTTCAATATTGATAATAAAGTCATAACCTTCTATCTCCCCTGTGCCTGCTTTGTTTTGTCTACGACCTACAATCCATATATTATCTGCGGAATAGTAGATCCCTGTACCACCTGATACTACATCTTTAGGGAATAACCCAATCTCTTTATATGTATGATTAACAGCCATCATTGGTATATCACGCATTGTTAGATATGGTGTAATCATTCTAAACAATCCTTTAAGTGCTTTAGCACGTGACATATCAGCAACAGACTTACCTGATTTGGCATCTTCTAATTCTTTCTTAGATGCAAGATTGCCAATTGAATCAATAATAATAATAACTTTTTCTTTACGTTCAACTTCTTCAAGCTGTGATACTAAATCGAACTTGAGTTCCTCTACATCTGTAATAGGTGTATGTAGAACTCTAGTTGTATCAATATCAAACTGTTCAAAGTATTCTTGTGGTGAACCAAACTCTGAATCATAAAACAATAAGATAGCATCATCATACTTCTTTAGGTAAGCCGATGCTATCTTTAATGCAAATGATGTTTTAAAATGCTTAGAAGGTCCTGCTAATACTGTAAGACCTGCAGATAATCCACCATCAATATCACCTGATAACGCTACATTCATCATAGGTACATCAGTTATAACCATATCAGTATTCTTAAATAACATAGAATCTGATAATATATCAGTTCCTTTTATCTTTGAATTCTTTCTCAATTTTTCCATTAAACTCATTATTTACTACTCCTCACTTTGTTTATCCAACCAACCAGGTCCTGTATTATAAAAGTTCATTTCCCATAACTCTTTTACTCCATATTTCAGACGTGATTCATCTTTATTACCACCTTCATACGGAATTGCTAACTTCTCATCTAATAATATCTCAGATAGTGAAGTACCATCAGTAAGTATAACAGATCCTAAAATACGCCCAAACTTACCTTTCTTTTGAAGTTCAGTAGTTAAAGTAAATTCTGCATCTTCCTGCCCTAAAAGATCTTTAACACGACATTTAGCAGCTAGTCCCCATGACTTTTCATGTTTATGTCTAGTTCTTGATTCTGGTGTATCAATTCCTGCAAATCTTATTCGTTCTTTAATAAAGATTTTAAATCCTAAATCAATTTCAGCATCAATAGTATCACCATCAACTACTCTGATTAATTTAGCTTTGTATTCGTACATAGTTACAACCTCTCTGAATGTGTTTTATATGCATAGTTTAATGCGGAATTTGCCTCTTTTAATATAGGACGCTTTACATACCACGACCCTGTACGTGAATCCAACTCTCTCATAAGAGTTTCTATTTCTTCTGCTGTTATTGGGTATTCTCTACGAATTGCATTAAAGGCTATGGATACCATCATCTGATACATCTTATGGTACCAACCTGTTTCTGATATAACAGAATACTCGGATAACATCTTCTTATTAATAAATGGACAATTGGATATTGATGACCAATTATACTTATCCTTATTAACTAGTTTAGACTTACGGTGTTCTATTACTTGCTCTTGCATCTCTAATGGTAACATATCTAAGAAATTGGAAGATCTAGATTTATCTATATATGTTACAGTTTCCATCAACTCTGTTGGATTAATGAAACTACCTTCCTTGTTTGAAAATATAAAATTAAAGGCATTTGGGTATTGACCTGGTACATAATACATTCTAGATAGATCTTTAGTTTGAGGATCACCAAGACCAGCAAACTCTGTATTCAGGGCATACCAGAAATGCCTAATGTTTTTAGCGTGTACAGCATACTTGAGTGGAAAGACCAATCTGAACTTAGGATAATCAGGTCGTGATGATGCTGTTGAATAGCACACATAGTAATAATGACCAAATCTTTTATATAATTCTTCTTCTAATCCCTTTGAATCTATCTTATGATCATCAACATCTAATGCCGCCCATGACCATGATAATACAGAATCGTTCTTACGTTTCTTACCTTCATTATATGTGGCAGGTGATATTAATGGTGATGTTGATTTAGACTCACGACTCTCAGCTGATAATTTATATAGTAAGGATTCCATATCACGGAAATGGTCAAAGTCCATTCGTTTATGTGTCTTGTTATCAAATAGATTCTTGAATATAGTTAATGAATATGTCATGACCCATTACAACTCTCTACCCAGTCTACAGCTGCATTCTTTACTATAGTAGGATAGTCTTTAAGATAAAATCCGGTACCTGCTGTTAATGACTTGAAATCTATTAACTTCTTATGTGGGTGATCTGCATCATCCCACTCAGATAACAATCTCTTACATAACTCATCATATTCAGCATCAGTTAGAGGTGATTCTAAGAATGAATTAGCTGTATAATATATATAAGAACTCATCATATAATAGGATACAAGTTGATTTGTTGATAATTGATTTATATTTGTCATAGGTATATTATACTATAGTTAAGTCTAAATGTCAAGAAAAGAATGATTCTAATGAAGCTCTTGGTTCTATAGACCATCCAATAGCATCTAGAATTGGTGTAATAGGATCAAGAAATGTCTTCTCAAACTGTAATGGATAATCAATATAATCTGACATATTCAATTCCTCTGGTAGATAATCAGGAAAGGATATAACATTCTCTTTAACAGGATTGGGTGTCTTTAGATATAGAAACTTAATCTTCTCACCATTCTTAATTAATGTATACTTCTTCCTTAACTTGTTTGTTATAACAGCATCATTATATATTAATGTACCACGAACATGAATAGGTGTTCCTTTGATATATAATCCACCATATTCCTTATATACATCAACCCATTTAGTTATATCAGTCACACCTCTAGGAAATGCTACTTCATGTGCAGGTCTTGAATAGAAGTATTCTTTGAACTGAGCTATTGCTTCTTGTACATCTACTTCCTCTTTGATTACTATTACTTTAAACAACTCCTTTAGAGCATCGCGACATATAGCAGGTGTAGAAGATTTAACTGCTTCAATACCCATAATCTTTAATTGGGGCTCATCATATTGTACACCCTCTGAGTTATGTACATTTAGGATATAACGTTTCTTTGCAGTCCATATACCAACATCAGCAATAACCTCACGGTCCATTACCATTTTGTTTTCATATGAATTCATGTTATCAGATAGAGTTTGATATGACTTAGCCATCATAGGGACAAACTGTTCTTCACACATCTTATCAATAAGACCTACTGCTCTATCCTTAGATATATTTAATTTAGATACTAATGGTTTAAAGTTAACATATAATGAATCAGTGTCAATAGCTATAACATAATCAACATCCTTAGTACCTACAATCTTATTCATGAAGTTATTAGTTGCTTTCTCTGCCCATCTAATACTTAACTGACCAGATAATGTAATACCTTCAGCTACTCTTAAATCATAGTATCTGAAATATCTATTACCAAGAGCGCCATATAATGAGTTCATAAGAATCTTAATGGCCATTTGCTGATTATTAAGATTAGATATCTTCTTTACTAGTCTAAATGATTTATCTTTCTGTGACTCCTGTTTAGCTTGAAGCATATCATTCTTGATAACCTTTCTCTCAGAATAAAGAGTATCAATAATAGATGGGATAACACCTCGTTTTTCTTTAGAATAGTGAGATCCATTAGCAGCAATTGCTGTATCTGTAGTACACCAGTCTATAGCTTTATTGTTTAAACAATAGTCTACATTAATACCAGGTGTCACTTCATTAAGTACAGTTTCTGGACTCATGTTATACTGCATAATAAGATGTGGGTATAGTGAATTTAAATCAAATGATACAACCCAATTATGTTTACCTACCATAGGTGCTTTGACATACCCACCAGGATACTCTGCTTTTGCATTAATTTCTTTAGGTGGTACAGCAATCTTCTGTTCGGTTAGTGTACGGTATATAAAAGTATCCCATATACCCGTTGTACCAAATGCTTCAGTATAGTTAACACCAGCTTTATATGCTATAGTCATACATAAAGTAATAAGACCCATCTTATCTTCTAATCGCTCAATCAACTCAACATCTTTAATATTGTAGTCAATGAACTTCTGGTAATCATTTTTATATAACGAATGAAGTGAACCATACTCCTCATATGATATCTTACGTTCATCCAACTCGACATGAGCTATATGATCTAACTTATAGGATTCTTGTTGTGAGTAGGTGAACTTCTTATATAAGTCTAGATAGTCAAGTTGTTGTATACCTACAATCTCATAGAACTGAGATGACTTACCCATTATAGTAACTTCTCTACGATCTACTAACCCCCATGGACTTAGTCGTTTAGAATAGGTTTCTGATAATACATTGTTTATACGATTAACTAGATATGGCATATCAAAGAACTTAGTATTCCAACCTGTTATAACATCAGGTATATGTCTAGGGGAAGACCAATGACCAATGAACTTACGAAGTAGATCTAGTTCATCTATACATTTAATATATTCTAATTTAAGTTCTGTATGAATAGAAGTTGATACGTCAAAATCNCCAAGACCCCATACATAATAGGTATCATCTATAGAGGATTTGAGTGCTATTGATATAACTTCATGTGCGGCATATTCAGGCTCAGGGAAACCATCATCAGATGCAACCTCAATATCGATTGAAGTTACATTGATCTTATTCCTTGCAAATGGTATCTTACCTGAATATTTCTGTTGAATGAACTGAGCAATGTAGTTCGTATTACCATGTATCTTTAGATTCTTAACACCATCAGTAGTTTGAAGAAACTCTTTAGCTTCTCTCATAGTGTCAAATACTAATTCTTCTAGGGGTTCACCTTTAAGTGATTTCCATTTGGATGCCTTTTCATTAGGTACAAATAGAGATGGTTTAAATTCTATCCGCTCTTTGATTGGATGACCTGAATCGTATCCTCTCAAGAGCAGTTTGTTGCCATAGCGTGATACAGATGTATAGAAATTTGTCAATTGGATTCACCTTTTTCATAATTATATATGTATTATACACTACTTTGACTAGAATGTCAAGTGATGATTTTATTATCTGGTGTAATAATAGATGGTGTGGGGGACATTATTTCATAATACTTATCTTTCATTTCCTGCACAGGATCAACAACAAACATAACAAACTCATCAAAGTTATTGATTATCAATTCATCTACAATTGCATAAGGCATGTATGGTGTAAACGAAATACCACCTTCACCTGTAGGAATGATAATTACAGGGTTATAAATCATTTGTGTTTCTGGTACAAACTCACACAACAGTTCCTCACCTGAATTTAGACGTACAATCTTAATCGCAGCTTCTGTCGACATATTTTCTCCATTTTGTATATTAATATAAAAGGGGTAACAGTTGTTACCCCTCTACTTTAACTATATATTATCCTAACAGTAGTTCTTCAGCTGTTGTGGAATCACCATCTCTATTAATAGGAATTCTTTTAGGTTTCATTGCATCAGGTAATTCCTGCTTCAATTCAATATAAAGAATACCATCAATTAGACTGGCCCTTGACACTACTGTGTATTCGGATAGTTTAAACTCTCTACGAAACTTACGAGAAGAGATACCCTTATGGATATACTCAACATTCTTTTTAGTTTCATCAGAGTTGCCGACAATAGATAGAGTACCATCTTTTACTTCAATATCAAGCATAGGTAAAGAAAAGCCTGCAACTGCAAGTTCGACAATTGTTTTGTCTTCATTTACCTTAGTGATATTATACGGCGGATATCCAGAATCAGTTTGCTGACCTAAACGTTCAAGATCATTGAACATTTGATCGAAACCGATATACATAGGGGATCTTGGAAAGTTAATTGTTTTCATAATTTTTGCCTCCTTAGAGCACATTGTTTATATTCCCTGTCAATCAGGCGAATACATTATTAACAATATAGAACATTAACGAATTATCGTCTAACGTTACCTATATTGTACTTAGGTGATAGAGTCCATTTCTTCTTTTCAGAAAAAGGTATAATCTTTATCTGTTTAAGAGGAGCTCTATCTTGTGAAAGGGATTCGTCTAGTATAGAGACTAAACCCCAATCTGATAACAATGTAGAAATGGTATTCCTACGTTGTACATCATTCAGTAGTAGATTATTTGGTTTGCCATCAAGAATGAATAATTCTTTAAAATGCACAATAAAATATCTACCTTGTTTATGTAATATATGACAAGACTGGCTTAGTATATTACCCTTCGAAGGGTTAGATGGTATACCAATCCTTGTTAGTGTTTCTTTGACTTTTAAGAAGTCATCTGGTTCGTTTAAACGGACTTCCAACATAATCTCTGGTGTCCATTCCACGATTTCATTATTTTCTAATTCCACCTTTGCTCACCGTTTCCTTTATTCTTATTATTTCATCATCACCTAACATAGGTAATACTGCTTTTGCCTTCTCTTCAGAATATTTATAGTATTCCATTATAGCAGTTATTACATCTGAATTATCAGGTTTAGCCCATTTAGAAAACCTTTTACGCTTTCTAATTGTATTTATAAGGAAATCGAATTGTAAACGAGAGTCGATATGGTGGTTGATATTCATCTCATTCGCTAACATAACAGTATCTTCAAAGTATGATAATGACCTATTGATAACAAAAGGTTCATATACCTTCTCTGTTACATCATCAATCATTATATCTTTCTTAGTAAAGTTGATTGAATTCACATAGTCAAAGAGTTTCATTTGAACTCAACCGTACTCATTACTTCAGTAAGACAAGCAACCATATTCAACTCTTTATCTGCAACCCAAGCATCTTTGAATTGATACTCAGCTAAGATAAGAATAGCAGCTGGTATAGTTTGTGGCTTAATATAATCAGACATTGTATTATATAACTTACGGATGATTACAGGTGTGTCTTGATCTATATTATTAACAACCCATTTACGCATCTGTGAGAAGTCTTTTACTTTAAGATACTTCATTAGATCTGAGATATCCACATCACCAACTTCAGTTAAGATACCCGCATCAATAGTGTCAGACCCAGAGATAGCATACTTTTGTAGTTCATTTAAAGTTCTACGAAAATCAGGGAAGAACTTTTGTGTTACTGAAATCAAAGCCTTCTCATCATATGTTACTGATTCATCAGCTAAGATATCTTTAATCCTGTTAAAGAATCCAGAGGCAATTGCTGGTTTCTGACTCTTAGGAATAGTAAAGTCAATATTAGAACATCTCGAATGGATAGGTTCAATGATTCTGTTCTTGAAGTTACCTGTTAAGATAAACCTACAATTATCAGAGAACTCTTCAATATAGAAACGAAGTGCAGGTTGTACTGATTGTGGATTAAGATAATCAGCCTCATCAAGGATAACAACTTTATGTCCACCTGCAAGGGATACAGAAGATGCGAATTGCCTAATCTTACCTCTTAAATCATCAATCCTACGCCCTTCATCAGATCCATTAATTACAATGTAATCAAGACCCATTTCTTCACAAAGCGCTTTAGCAACTGTAGTTTTACCAACACCAGCAGAACCAGTGAACAACATATTAGGAAGTTCACCAGTCTGGACGATATTAGTAAATACAGATTTTAATGATTCAGGTAGAATTGTATCACTTATCTTCTGTGGTCTGTATTTCTCACACCACAGAAATTCATTATCATTACTCATTATATATTCACCTATTGTTTAATTATATACTATTATACTACAACTGCTGTTGATTGTCAAGTGTTATTTTGTAACAATCTTTGCAATTATATCTTCAAACTCTTCTACCTTTTCAGTTCTATTGGGCCAGTAAATGTAATCCTTCTCAGGGTTTGCTTTTAAGTTGCTTAGTAACGGAAGAATAGCATTATATAGAGCATTCAACTTTTCTTCCGTTTCATGAGCAGCATCACCAGAGGTTTTGACAGATGACTTGAGTTCCCTTACAGAGTCAAGTTCATCTTCATTTACCGCAGTAAAGCCAAAATCAAACATTACGAAGCGGCAGGTGCTACTGGTGCTACTGGTGCTTCACCTTCAGGTGGTTGCTGTGGTG